CGATGTCTTTCCCGCTGACATCCCGGCCCCTCACGACGATGGTCTGGGGTACGCCGTCCTTAACCACAAGGGTAAGGTCCCCAAGCTTGGAAATGGCCAAGGTCGTCATGGGTATATCGAAGGACGCTGCGGCAGCCTGGCTTACGAACACCGGCAACAGCACCAGCGACAGCGTGACGAACAATGTTGACAGTTTTTTAATATACGTTAACATTTTCATATCTCCTCTCACTCACTTAGTTGAAAAGTGCTACACCGTTTTTCTTCTTTCATGCCGTATTTCTCCTGCAATTAATCCAATGCACACTTTTCATTGCTGTTTCCGTCGGGCAATTTTCTTTGTGCCCTCCTTTTCTTTCTTCATAATATCACGAGTTGGGCAATACAAGCAACTTTGAGGGCACAGCAAGCCTTTGCAAGAGAAACATAAGTCTTTGATTCCACCACATAAATACGACACTTGGGCAGATTTACAAGCATATTCAGATTTAATATAATGAGTTGATGAGGTTAGAGATGTTAAAAGGAGGTCAGCAATGAAAAGGATCGCTACCGTAATCTCGGTTTTGATGGCTTCTATGCTGTTTTCAGCAATAACAAACATAGGAGCAGAAAACTATCCGGCGCCATTTGGATCATATGGAAAAGGTGTGAAATACAACCAAAAGAATGAATGTCTGCTAGTTGCCAAAAACTGTGCAACTGAATCCAGTACTGTGCGGCAAAGGGTAATGGATCTGAGAAAAGAGATCTCAAAAGGTTATAAAGTATATACCCCAACTGAGCTGAACATACTGAAAGAACAGCTTAAATGGATTGAATATGACAGCATAAAAGCTGATATTACCTGAATAAAAGGACGCAAATGGCCATCGAGAGATCCGAGTCATGAAACCTTGAATCAATATTTGGCTGGATACGTGCTGACTTTTATGTGATTTTATGGCGTATATTTTCTGTGAGGAGTCATTTCACTTGGCTATTACCCTGACATGTGACCAAAAGATGTGGGATATGTCGAATCGACGTGGGATATAATGGGAATGGGCATCCGCGTTAAAACAGGCTTTAAAAAATCGGCAAAAAATTTGTGATTGATTAGGCAGTGACATTTTGAATGAAGACGGTAAGTTAAAAAGTTTAGCGTTTGCTTTGGCAGTGGCCTCTGGGGGCGACCAGACTATTAAAGCTGCATCAAGCAATAACCATCATTGTTTTTTTGTGGCAATCTGGGCATTCCATAAAACCGCACTTATTTACATCAAACTCTTTAGCATCCCATACAGCAGTTTGCTCTTTGAAACATCCAGGACAGCAAAACTGGTGATGATAAGCATCTGAAGGGAAATTTTTTAAGATAGCCAAGCAGATTTTTCCTCCGACAATACCCGCTCCGATCCCAATCCAGATCCCGCCGGCAGCAAAACCAAATAAAAAGGACAGGACTACTGACGCAAATAATACAACAGCTGAAACAAACGCTCTAGATGTACTCTTTATCCTGGGTATTTGCTCGGCCGGGACGGCTTTATAAAAATGGTAATTTGTGGAACTTTTACAGTAAGGGCACAATACCGCGCCGGCGTCGACTTCTTTACGGCACATCGCACACGTCTTCACTAAATCGCTCATCACATTCTCCTCCCGCACCAGACAACCCTGCCAACCACATTCAACGTCTTCACCAGGTCGCCCTTAATCGTTTCGACCGGATAGCGCACATTGTCGCTGATAATATCGACTGAATCGACCTTGCTGTGCAGCCGCTTCACCTTTAGCGCCTCATCGAAGCGCAGTACATATACACCGCTGTCATCTACGCTACTTACGCCAGTATCGATTAAAATCAGATCACCATTAGACAGCGTCGGCTCCATACTGTCGCCCGTCACATTAATCAGCGCCAGATTAGACACCGGTACGCCCAGAGCGTTGCGCACCCAGTCCGCCCGGAATGCCAGATGGTCGACAATCTGCTCGCTGTGGATCGTCGAACCGCCACCGGCGCTAGCCGCCACATTATATCGAGGCACGTGGACAAACCCCTCGCCCAGTTCGCCGCCCAAATCCGAAGTCATAACCCCATCAGCAAAAGGGTAAGTGACTTTTTTTAGTGGAGTGTATCCTTTGTTTTCATCATTGCAGACACAATTAATAAGCCATAAAAAAGGGTGCTCTTTACTCACTTCCCCACGCTTAAAAGAGTAATAATTATTTTTATACCAATCGTGCAAAAATTCGCTGTAATTCCATGCCTCTTTGCACCAATCGACGACGTCCTTAGGATCAATTAGTATATTGTTTTTATTGTTATAATCATTCGTAATATTTACTATTTCAGCGAACATATCATTGTTAAATATATTGTTAATTGGAATTTTTTTAAAACATTCCAGAACTACAGACCACTTTAAACGGGTTAGAGCAGACTTTCCTCTGTTTTGAAGGGCGTTAGCTAAAAGCTGATCGTACGACTCTTTCTGTTTATCGCCTTCACCACTGGCTAACCAATTAATATTAACGTTACCGACGAATGCGATTTTAATCAACGCATCAAGCCCAGGCTCACTTTTCCCCGCGAGATACTGCCTCATACCACCATCCGATAAACCGCACGCTGCAGCAAAAGACCTGACGCTTTGCCCACCAATAACCTCTTTAAGGCGGTCCGCAAAACTTCCGAGTTCTTTTTCCGAACTCGGAAGTTTTGTCAGATTTAAGTCGGAAGTTTCCGAGTTTAATAACACATTAACATCACTGGTTTTTTTGGTCATAACTCCACCCATGAGTAAAATAAAACTCGGAAGCGTAAAATAACGCTTGACGTGAGTGTTTTAGTGCGCGTATTTTAGCTAAAAATTACATGCAAATCATTTTTACAAAACAGAAACAAAAAAAAGGCCATAGGGGAACTCTATGAAACCACTTATGAAAACCGAGAAAATCCGGGCATTGCTGATCGAAAATAAAGTAACCCAAACCTCAATTGCGCACGAGTTAAATATTACTCCCGGATCAGTCAATCGGGTTATTTCCGGTCACTATGCTTCCCGCCGGGTCCAAGAGGCTGTGGCCCGTGCAACACGAACTCCGTTTGAAAAGATGTGGGGCAAAGCCGCCTGAATTAGGTGATTTGTACCTTATCAAACAGACGGGGTGTTCGCAATGACAAAAACCACACAAAAATTAGGCAACTCGCAGATGAATCTTTTCGATCTGCTTTCCCTGGATAAAGCCGAAAGGTCTGCCACCTTGCCCGGTCGCATGGGCATTGCCTCCCAGCTGCTGGCAGCCGTCAAGACGGCAATCAAAGCCGCCCCAAAATCCCGCGAAACCTTAGCCGATGAAATGACCGAACTCACCGGAGTCGAAATAACAGTACATATGATCAACGGCTGGATGGCTGACAGCCACCCCCACCGCCTCCCCGCCGAATTTCTCCCCGCCCTCTGCAGCGCTACCGGCAGCACCGAGCCTCTGCGGATCATCGCCGAGGCCTCCGGCCTGTTCACTCTTGCCGGCCCGGATGCACTGCGGGCCGACCTACAGAAAGACGTAGAGCATAAACGAGAAATCGAACGAAAGATAAAACGCAAAGAAGCTCTGATCAAGGCGCTTGAGGTGCAGGCATGAAAAGCCACTACACCGCCAAGGAATTGGCAGGCCTCCCAGGGCTGGAGATAACAGAACGGGCAATCCGTGACTTAGCCGATCGCGAAGCCTGGTCATCACAAAAACGCGCCGGCCGTGGCGGCGGCAAGGAATACGCCATCGCCTCTTTGCCCGCTGAGACCCAGATCCACTTGACACGCCAGGTACTAAAAAACGCCCCGGCCATCCACAAGCCAGCCCCGGTACCGGCGCCATCCGCCACCATCCAGCCGGCCACCACCACGTCGGAGCTCAAACAGTGGCAACGCGACATCATGGACGCCCGCGTCGCCATCATGCGCCTCATCGAACGGGCCGCCCCCATGGTCGGCGTCAACAAGGCCATCAACACCATCGTCAAGGCCAGTATAAACGGCGAACTGGAAGAATGCGCCGCCGCCAACGCCCGCAAAGGCCAGGATCGGCACCTGAGCTACGACGGCATCATGAAATGGTGGCGCAAATGGAAAACATCCGGAGGGGATCCGCTGGCGCTGGCGCCCAAGGATACCGAAAACTACCTGGAACCCGCCTGGGCTCAAAGCTTCATGGCCTGCTGGAGCAAACCGCAGAAACCATGCCTCACTGAAGTACTCGAAGCCTACGAAAAGGTGATCCCCGCCGGGATCCAGCTACCCACCTACGGCCAGGCCCGCAGCTACCTGAAAAAGATGGGCATGATCGACCGCGAAAAAGGGCGCAAAACCGGCAACGAACTCAAATCCATAAAAGTATTCCGCCGCCGCGACACCACCGACATGTTCCCCGGCGACGCCTACACCGCCGACGGCCACTGCTTCGACGGCGAAGTCGCCCACCCCTACCATGGCCGCCCGTTCCGCCCCGAAATCACGCCGGTGCTCGACGTCGCCACCCGCCGCCTGATCGGCTGGTCGATCGACCTCGCCGAAAGCGGCCTCGCCGTCTTGGATGCCCTCCGCTCCGCCTGCGAAACCTTCGGCGTCCCGGCCATCTTCTACACCGACAACGGCAGCGGCTACAAAAACCAGATGATGACCGCCCCCGGCACCGGCATCATGCACCGCCTCAGCATCACGCCCGAATACAGCCGCCCGCGCAACCCGCAGGCCCACGGCCTCTCCGAGCGCGGGCACCAGACCGTCCTCATCAAAGCCGCCAAACAGCTCTGCACCTACATCGGCAGCAACATGGACAACGACGCCGCCCGCATCGTCTACAAGGAAACCCGCAAGGCCATCAAGCAGGGCAACGCCTGCCCGCTCCTCATCGAATGGGACGACTTCGTCGCCTTCATCAACCTCGCGGTCGAAAAATACAACAACACCCCGCATCGCGGCCTGCCCGCCGTTCGCGACGCCATCACCAAAAAACGCAGCCACATGACGCCCAACCAGGCGTGGCAGCTCGGCATGGAACGGATGCAGCGCGAACTGCCCCAGGACGAATGGCTGGTACCGGCCAACGAACTGCCCGACCTCTACCATCCCGCGCTGGAGCGCACCTGCAACCGGGGCGAGATCCAGTTCGGCACCCTCGCCAACGGCCTGCCCAAGCGCTACTACAGCCGCGACCTGGAACAATGGCACGGCCAGCGTGTCCAGGTGGCCTACTGCCCCTCTGACGCCCGCAAGGTATGGGTACGCGACCTCGAACATCAGCGCCTCCTGGCCGTCGCCGAGCTGGCCGGCAACTCCGACCACTACTTCGCCCCCAGCAAGCTCGAAGAGGCCCGGATCAAGCGCGGCCAGGGGCGCCTGAAGCGGCTGGAGAACCAGGCCGAGGAGATCCGCCTGGAGATGCACGGTCCGGCGCCGGTGATCGTCGAACATTCGCCGGAGATCAAGACGGAATGCCTGCGCATCGTCAAACAGATCGAGGAGGCCGAGGTCGTCCAGGCCAGCGTCTTCGAGCTGCCGGCCAGCGAGCGCGATCGGCAGTATTTATGGCAGAAACTCGACGCGCAGCTCCAGGCTGGCGACAAGGTGCCGACTGAAGCGGCCCAGTTCCACCGGGGCTGGCAAAACAGCGATTACTTCAAGGCATGGCGGTCGATACAGGAAGATCTGGCAGGAAGGACAGCGGCGCAATAAGTCCGGCCGCACCACATAAAGCAGAAAGAGGCCGGGAACTCGCGATCCCCGGCCTCTCAAATACCCCCGCAGTGGCGGGGTACACAGATAAGTGGAGGAATTATGGCAAAAACAGATTTGGATGTCAACACCGCAGCACTCTCCATCGTCATGCTCGCCATGGGATGCCTCAAGCGCATCGTCGAACGTCGCGATCACCTGCCCGGCATGGCCGTGCTCTACGGCTTTAGCGGCTTCGGCAAAAGCACCGCCGCCGCCTACATCAGCAACAAGATGAGCGCCTACTACATCGAATGCAAAAGCGTCTGGAGCAAGAAAGCCTTTATGGAGAACCTCCTGAAAGCCATGGGTATCAGCCCCGGTCGAACCGTTTCCGAGATGCTCGACCAGATCTGCGAACAACTCGCCAAAAGCGGCCGGCCGCTGATCATCGACGAAATGGACCATATCGTCGAGAAAGTCGCCGTCGAGGTAGTCCGGGACATCTACGAGGGGTCAAAAGCTCCGATCCTGCTGATCGGCGAGGAGCGCCTCCCCGGCAAGCTGGCCAAATGGGAGCGCTTCCACGGCCGCATCATGGAATGGGCCGCAGCGCCCCCGGCCGATCTGCATGACGCCAAGGTACTCGCCGACTTCTACTGCGCCGGCGTCACCGTCGCCGAGGATCTCCTCACCGCCATCCACGGCAAAAGCAACGGCAGCGTGCGGCGCATCGTCACCAACCTCGACCTGGTGCGCAAAGAAGCACAGAGCCAGGGACTGGACACAATGAGCCTGAAGGAGTGGGGCAAGCGCGCTCTGTACACCGGCGAAGCGCCGCAGCCGAGGAGGTTCCAGTGAGCCGCAAGCCGATCGACCAACAGCAGCCGAGCGAATGCCGCCAGGCGGTCTGGGATCTGATCCGCAAGCTCAACCATCCCTTCACCACCAGCGACCTTCAATACTACATCTATCTGGACGCGTCATCGATCAACGACTACCTGATCGGGCTGACCAACGCCTGGTACCTGAAAGCCGCCAAGGGGCCGAAGCGCATGGACCCGGTCGTCTACACCCTGATCAACGACACCGGCCACGATGCCCCCAGAGTCCGCAAGGACGGCACACCGGTGACCATGGGCCAAGGCCGCCTGCAGATGTGGAACGCCATGCGGATACTGAAGACGTTCAGCGCCACCGATCTGGCCTTCAATGCCTCCACCGACGATCACCATGTGGCTGCGTCAGAGGCGAAAACCTATTGCGAGGCACTGTGCCGGGCCGGTTATCTGGTGGGGCGTGCCAATCAGCGCTACATGCTGATCCCCGCCAAGTGGACCGGTCCTCAGCCGCCGCAGATCCAGCGCACCAAGCAGGTCTACGACCCGAACCTGAAAAAGGTGGTCTGGAGCAAGATCGAAGGGGGTGCCGAATGACGCATCCCGACGCTATGAAGCTGCTGACCCAAAAGGTCGGCGAACTTGGGCAGGCCGAAGTTGCCCGCAGGCTCGGTATCTCGGCGGCAGCCGTCAGCCAGATCATGTCCGGCAAATACCAGGCCGCGCCGGACGCCATCCTGAACCGTGTGATTGAAGTTTTCGGCGGTTTGGTGGTCGATTGCCCGGTCCTGGGCGAGATCCCACTCAATCAATGCGCCAGCGAGCGCAAGAAACCCTTTGCTGCCACCAGTCACCAACGGGTGGCCCTGTGGAAAGCCTGCCAAAAATGTGAAAGGAGGAATTAAACCATGATTAGACGCATCTTCAAGCGGTTTTTACAGGTCATTAAAGAAGAGTTCGAATGGTCGAAAACCAGAGTCTGGCTGCGCAGCCGGGCGGTCAGGTGGGCGCGATGACGCATCCACTCATAGCGATGATCGACAGAATGATGGGATGCGACCCCGCCAAGGCCGGTCAGGAATCGTTTTCCGCAGTCCACGAGCTCCAGGCCAATGAGATCGGCGAGGTCAAGGGCATCGGCCCGGAATGGGTCTGCGCCAACTACGCCGAGCCCGGCCACGATTACGGCAAATGCCAGGATTGCTACCGCAACTATGAAGTCGACTTTCTGCCCAGGCTCAAGAGAGGTTGTGCATGACCGCCCGCCCCTGGCTCGACGCTATCAACTTTACTGTTGGTGGGCATCCTGATCGGCTGGTTCGCCAGGACGCACGCCACCATGGACCATTACCTCGAAGCCAAGGCACTCCGCTACGAGACCGAGGCAAACTACTGGATCAACAAGCTGGACAACGAAATAAAGGAGAGCAAACGTGAACACTAAACCGCAGATCCCCGCAGGAATGATGGAAGACGCCAGAGGCCGCTTCGTCGACATTGCCACCATCAAGCAGATCGACCTGGAGCGCGACAGCCTGGTCAAGGAACTCGTCGGCAAGGCATCCACGCTGGCCGATGCCATCTTCACCTTCAAACACAGCGCCATGGGCGACATCGACGCCTTTGTCTCCCTCTCGGCCGAGAAGTACAACGCCAAGCTGGGCGGCAAGATCGGCAACGTCACCCTCACCAGCTTTGATGGCCGCTACAAAATCGTGCGCGCTATCGATGAACGCCAGACCTTTGATGAACGTCTGCAGGCCGCCAAGGCGCTTATTGACGAATGCATCACCGAATGGGTCGCCGACAGTCGCCCGGAGCTGCGCACCCTGATCAACGACGCCTTTCAGGTCGACAAGGCCGGGAAGATCAACGTCAACCGCGTCCTGGGCCTGCGCCGCCTCGACATCACCGACGAACGCTGGGGCAACGCCATGAAAGCCATCGGCGACTCCCTCCAGGTGGTCGACAGTAAAGCCTACCTGCGCATCTACGAGCGCAACGCCGACGGCGGTTATGATCCGATGCCGCTGAACGTCGCGGCATAAGTGGGGGCTATCAAATGGCATATACAGTCAAAGGTCTTATAAACACCAGCCTCGACGATTGCAGAATCAGCCTGCAATTGATCAACAACATGACCTTGCTGATGGATCTGCTGACCGAATGCATCAAAACCGGTCAAGTGTCGCGTGCCCAGGTGGTGCAGCGCCGGATCAACAAGCTCCAGGCCGCCACGGACCCGATCACACCCTGGCCCTTCTGCGGCAAAAATAACACCTAGTGGGACAACGAGTGGATCGACGGCGAGGTACTGCTGTTTCTGGTCTGCCGGGGCTGCGAATGCGAAAGCCCGCCTGCAGCCGATCACGCCACGGTTGTGAAGAAATGGAACGGGAGGGCGGCATTATGAAGGCATCCGAAGTGGCAGCGCGCCTGATATGGCTGGAGGCCCAGCACGGCGACTTTGAGGTGCTGATCGACGCCGGGGGCTGCAACGTCTGCGCCGTCAACAGCATCATCGCCGAGCTGCGCGCCAACGGCTTCACGGTAGCTTGCGACCCGGTCAAAGGACAGCGCGGCGTGTATCCCTATACCTTGAATGAACAAGCGCAGATGCCGCTGTTTGGAGTCTGATATGAGTTGCCAGCGCTTATCGCCAGGGCACTCATGGGCCAAGAGGATTTAAACCAATGCCAACCCGCAACCAGATAATCAAGATCCACGCCCTCAAGGGCTCTTTGAAGCTGGACGACGACACCTACCGCGCCATCCTGGACGGCTATGGTGTCAAAACCTCCACCAAGCTCACCATCGTCAAGGCTGATCAGCTGATCGATGACCTGGTCAAGAAGGCGACCGCCGCCGGTGTCTGGGAAAAGCGCAAGCCCGCCGCCAAGGCAAAAGCAACGCGCACCCTGGCCGACGATGACCAGAGCAAGATGATCCGGGGCATCTGGATCGAGTTGCACGAAATGGGTGCCGTCAAGGATCCGTCCGAGAAGGCCCTCGCCTCCTACGTCAAGCGCATGACCGGGAGAGAGGCCCTGCAGTGGCTGGACGTCAAACAGGCGCAGACGGTGATCGAGGCGCTCAAGAAGTGGCGGAAGCGGGTGGAAGATACCCAGGCGGGCATAAATGGCAAATGACGTCCAGCTTACCGTCCAGGGCTACCCCGTCCGCACCTCCGGCGCCAGCTTCGTGCCGCGCAGCATCCAGGCGCTGCAGTCCGTCAGCGAATGGCAATATCAGCAGATCGATGGCCCCGATCTCTGGCTGCGGATGGAGATTGCGATCGCCTTCAAGCAGTTCCTCTGCATGCGCCTGGGCAACGCCCCGGCAGTCGAGATGCTCCTCTTCACCGCCGAATCATGGGTGGAGACGGTCGGCGAGGGCATGACCGAGGCCGCAGATCGCGAGCGGATTAAACAGGGCTTTAAACAGCTGTACAGAACCCTTAAATGGTGGCCGCAGCCGGCCGAGTTATTGAACATCCTGCCGCGCCGTACCACCCCCCGTCCCCCTCCTAATTTAAGAGGGGGTGCCCGCCAGGGCGGGGGTGGTCAGGTCGAAGAGG